GGGGGGGGGAGGAAGTAAAGGTGGGGGTAAGGGTGGAGGAGGAGGTGCTGCTGCAAAGGGCGGTGCTAAAAAATGAAAAAAGAGACATATATGAAGAAGATATGTATTATTTTACGCAGAGAGCATATAATAATTTAATTAAGGATATCGTATATGTTTTTATTGACCCAATACTTTTTAATCTAAAAACAATAAAAAAAGTACTTAAAAAATTAGAATCTATTTCAAATCTTATTGCATATCACCATAAAAATATGGTATACATTTATGGTGAAAAAATTATATTTGGAATTGACTTAGAATTGCTTGAATATATTGGTTTTAATCGTGATAAAATACTATCTAAAATAATAAAAAAAACGCAAGTTTTTTTAGATGAAAAATACATATTTATTGAATACAAGAATAGGATAGAAAATCTTGATAATCAAGTTAAATTTATACCTTACTTGCACACAATAAAAAATGAATAAAATAATATTATTATCGTCATTTATATTTCCAGAACGATTAGATTGGTTTATAAATTACTTAGAAAACAAATTTAACATTCCACAAAATAAAGTTTTTGGTTATAAAAATTTAGATGATGAATCTAAGTTTATTGTTACGTTTAAACTAATTATATCTGAAAATAAACGACTAAATTTAAAAAATTTGTTTCCAAATGCTATAATGATACATAAAAGAGGCAACGCATTATATACAATAAATGCATTGAATAAATTAATTGAATCTAAATCAAATGATACTATTGGCAATATTGATTATAAATCCGTAAAGATTGATTGGTCAGAATATCAAAATAAATTTATATTAATTGACAATAAAGAATTAATGTTTTTAAACATAAAACAAATTTTTTAATTAATTTAAGATATTTATAGTATATCTAAAAAAACTGTTATGAAAAATGAAAAAAATGAGAATAAACTTGAGAATGCATTAGATAATTTCTTAGGTGAACAACCAACACAAGAAATGGATTGCAGCTCAGGTGTTTGTGTAATTAAAAACGACAAAAGTATTGTTGAAAAAATCAACAAAAAAATAATAATCGAAGATGGTAGACAATTATTGATTTAATTATATGGGAAAAAAATTTAACCAAGCATTACTAAAAGAAGAACTAAAAAAATTTAGATTACTTTCAGAATATAGCTTTTACACAGAAAAAGACGTTAACAATGATGACAACCTTATATTAGGCTCTAACATTGAAGAAGCAGATGAAGAACCAGCCGATGATTCTAAAACAGCAGCGGCTACCCCCAATGCTGCACCAGACGCTTCAGCCCCAGCCGACCCTAACGCAATTCCAGATGCACCTTTAGATACTGAACCAATTGACCCTAATGCTGCGCCAGCGCAACCAGAAGGAGATGAAGTCGCACCAGTTGATGACATGGGAGCCGAACAAGGCGCAGGTGACGATGAAGTTGAAGTTGATGTTACTCAGTTGGTACAAGGCAGTGAAGAGGCTAAAATGTCAGCACAGATGGCAAATCAAAAAACTAGCGAACTATTGGATAAATTTAGTGAATTAGAACAAAAAATTGCATCCATGAGTTCATTATCTGACAAAATTGACACGCTTGAAAAAGAAATTGTTAAGCGAAATCCAACGCCAACAGAAAAATTAGAGTTGAGGTCATTAGATTCATTTCCGTATAATATTAAATTGACTGACTATTTTAAAGATGAGGACACATATGATGCGGCAAATAAAAAAACAAAAGAATACGTGTTAACAAAAGGTGATATAGATTCAGGATTTACCGACGCATCAATAAAAGGAACATTTGATGCTCCAGAAGAATATGAAGAAGAAGATATATATGATTAGAAAAAAGGTGAGTTTTTAACTCACCTTTTTTATTTAAAAAACTTGCACATTGATGTTCCCACAAGTATATTTGTTTGAATCTAAGCGAAAAAAACTATTTAATTTGTCATTAAATCACTTGACTTTTATAACTTTTTTCGTATATTAATAGTATCCGAGTTAATAACAATATATACATTAAAAACAAAAAACATGAGTAATCAAAACACGTTAGATGCAATGCTGAAACAGTACGAAAATGGTTCAAATACGTACAAAAAAACCGAACAAAAGGTCTATGATTTGAAAAATTATTTTACCACTTATCTTAAGGAAAAAGAGAAAAGTGCTACCAAAAGAATTAGGATTCTCCCAACAAATGATTCATCTTCACCATTTGTTACGATATATGGTCACAAGATGTATATTGATGGTGAGTCTAAAACATTTGTTTGCCCAAAACACGAAAAAAATGAGGAGTGTCCATTTTGCGAAGCTCGTGAGGCTTTACTTGCAACTGGTAAAGATTCTGATAAAGAATTAGCAAAAAAATATAGTGCTAAAAAAATGTACGTGGTTAAGATAATTGATAGAGATAATGAATCCGATGGACCTAAATTCTGGAGATTTAATCACGATTATCGTAATACTGGAACATTAGATAAAATTTACGGTGTATTAAAAGCTGTAAATAAAGACATTACCGATGCAACCACTGGTAGGGATTTGCTAGTTATGCTTGCTAAAGACCAAAACAATCGCACTGTTGTTCAGAGCATTACTCACGTTGACCCATCACCACTTAGCGATGATGCTAGTTTGGCTGCTGAATGGTTAGCTGATAATAGGACATGGGAAGATGTGTATGCTATTAAAACATATAGTTTTCTTGAAATTATTGTAAAGGGTGGTGTACCAGTTTGGGATAAAGAAACTAAGAAATTTATTGATAAAGCTGCAATTTCTGACACAACTGAATCAAATGATTTGGATAGCGAATTATCACTTGGGGTACAAAATATTAAATCAAATATTTTACAACAAAACACTGATTCTAAGGGTTACAATAATAATATTAATACAGAAATAAATATAATATCTAACAGTATCAATACTGAAGATAACGATTTACCATTCTAATTAAATATACTTATAATAATGGGTAGAAGGAGTTCTTCTACCCATTATTTTTATCAAACAATAGTTAATACAAAATATATGGCAGTTAAACCAAAAAAAATAATTGAAAAAAAGTCATTTGATTTAGATTCTTTTATTAAAGAAGAAAAATTAAATACAAATACAAAAGATAAAGAATTATCATGGATACCGTTGTCGAAAGCTTGGCACGATGCATTAAAATTACCAGGTTTTCCACGTGGATATGTCAGTTTAGTTAGAGGGTATTCAAATACGGGTAAATCTACCGCATTTTACGAAAGTATTGTGGGAGCGCAAAAAATTGGTGATTTACCAATTGTTATTGAAACTGAAGGTAATTGGAGCACAGAACACGCAAAAAAAATAGGTGTTAAGTTTAAAAAGATTGTAGATGTGGAAACAGGTGAAATTTCCGAAATACCAGATGGTTTTATTTTGATTAAGGGTAAAGATTTATATGAAAAATATAAATGTTATGACCATAAAGATAGTAAGATGACAACTAAACCAACTAGAGGTGAACCAGTAATTGAAGATGTTGCGTTATATATTAGTGAGATGATAAAAAAACAAGAAGATGGGCTTTTACCAAGAGATTTGACCTTTCTTTGGGATTCTATTGGTACACTTAATTGTTATAAATCCGCTTGCTCTAATACGAGTAACAATATGTGGAATGCTGGTGCAATGGGTGTTTTTCAGGCAATTGTTAATTTTAAAATACCCTCAAGTAGAGACGTTGAGAGTGAATTTACCAATACGTTTATTTGTGTACAAAAAATTTGGCTTGATAGTATGAATGGCACCGTAATTAAGCACAAAGGTGGCGAGTTTATGTTTTTTAATTCTAGAATAATTGTTCATATTGGTGGTATTTTAACGCATGGTACTAAAAAATTAACAGCAACAGCATTAGGACAAGAATATCAATATGGTACAGAGGCTAAAATTAGATGCGAAAAAAATCACGTTACTGGTATTGAAAGAAATGGTTCGATTGCGTCTACACCACATGGATATGTTAACCCTGCGGAACTTGATGAATACAAAAAAGAAAAAAGACAATTTATTCATGATGCGTTAAATGTTGATTATGATGTTGTTCTTGAATATCGAGAAGTTGAGGGTAAGCTTGAAGCTGAAGATACGAGTGCGTAAAAATATTTTTAACCTTTTAAAGGATTAACATTGAACAGAAGACCACCAAAAAATGGTGAAGTTAGAGAACAAATTATAAATACACTTTTGATTGACGGTAATTCGTTATTTAAACGAGGGTTTCACGGAGCAAAGGGTGAGTATAATCATCGTGGCGAACATATTGGTGGACTATATCAATTTATTACAATATTAAGAAAATTGTTAATTGAAAACCTATATCATAGGGTATATGTTTTTTGGGATGGTAAATTTAGTGGTAAATTAAGATACGAAATGTATCCGCTGTATAAAAGCGGAAGAGGTAAAGATTATATCAATGGTTCTCAACCCATTGATGCTTCTGAATTGTATCAAAAAAAAATGATTTGGAATTATCTTGAGGAGTTATATATTAGACAAATACAACATGAAATCGTTGAAAGCGATGACTTTATTGGATATTATTGTATTAACAAAAAAGAAAACGAAAAAATTACTATTTGTACTAGTGACAGAGATATGTGTCAGCTAATTTCAGATGGAATACATATTTATTTTTGTGATTTGAAGATATATGTTGACAATATAAATTATTCTGTGTATTTTGGTCATAATTTAGAAAATGCTGCGTTAATAAAAATCATTACTGGGGATAACAGTGACACAATTAAAGGTGTTAAAGGAGTTAAAGAGGCAACATTATTATCATTTTTTCCAGAACTTAAAGAAAGAAAGGTTACAATACTAGAAATTATTGAAAAAGCTAAGGTTCTTCAATTAAAACGTATTGAAGAGAAAAAAAAACCTTTAAAATTGTTACAAAACATTATTGATGGGATAACTGATGGTCCGCAAGGTGATAAGTTATACGAGATTAATACAGCACTAGTAGACCTTAAAAACCCATTAATGACCGAAAAAGCTATTGAAGGATTAAACGATTTAATATATGGAGAATTTGATATCAATGAAGATAGAGGGATTAAAAATGTATTAAAATTAATGAAAAAGGATGGACTTGAAAAAACAATAGGTTCGGTTAGATATGATGAATATTTAATGCCTTTTAAACAACTAATTGAGCGAGAGCGCAAGGAAAATAAAACAAAACTATATGATTAAGAAATTTCAGGGGGAGCGATTTGAATTTGTACTGTACATTAATAAACACATTATTTGCCAACGATGGTTTAATATTAATGACTATAACGAAAACTCTATTTATTCTTTAGAAATTAAAGAATTAATGGATAGATTAATTGGAATGAATAATGGTGATTTTGGTTCTATGGGTATTATACCTAAATTTTTAAAACATAAAGCAATAGATTTTTTATGGTCTAATTATAAACCATTTTATCCACAAAAAGATGTTCAATACAAGAATCTTTTAGAAAAAGAAGATAATTTTGAATTTGAAATAAGGGTTGATAAGGTAGTTGTCGCACAAAGTACATTTTCTGGAAACTATTTTCCAAAAAAATCTTGGGATAAAATTCAAGTATCAGTTTTTAATGATAAGTATCAATTAGATATTAAAGAAATTATCCCAGTAATTATATCTGAAATAAAATATGGTTTGAGTCAAAAAAATTATACGACAAAGTATGCTAATGTGCAACTTTAAGATATTTATTAAAAACAACGTTTTAGACACAAAAAATATAAAAACACAATACCATTATTATTTATAATACAAAATGCTATTGTTGTATATTACAAATTATTTTTTCCCGAAATCCAAACCCCCAGTCGAGAACCTCCTTAAAAATGTCCAAAAC